GGACCCGCTGGTGTTGGTGCAGTAGTAGTTGTCGACATTGCCATCGGTGTTCAGGCCCATCTCCCACTTGTCATCCTCATTGACCTCCGGGGTGCTCCAGGGGGTGACGGACCACTCAAAGCTCTCAGGCAAGGGCAGAATGTCATGGTACTTGCGGAGCTCATCCAGGGTGAGCGGGGCCACCTTGCACTCACAGGTGCCATACTCTTTGGAGCCATTGAGAGCGGTGAGGTCCACAGTGCGGGTGATGATCTCATCGGGGTTGCCGTCCGTGAGGCTCCGCAGATAGGGGCCATTGAGATGGGACCGGAGAGAGCTGGCGGCAAAGTTGTTGGAGCTGCCAAAGGCGTGGGTCATCTGGTCCAGGTGCAGCATGAGGGTGCCGTCCTTGCGGTGCTCCAGCACCAGGCAGGGCTCTCCGTGGTAGTCCACGGTCTTACCGGGGGCGATGTTCAAAACAGGGGTTTTCATTGGTATGTCCTCCTTTGTTATTCCTGGGCGCTTTCAATGCTGGAGATGGCCTCATCCAGAGCATCCACGGCGGCGTCTGCCGCCTCATACCTCTCAGAGCCCTGGAGGTTTTCCGGCATGTTATCCCGGTATTCTTCCTCCTCCGCCTGGAGGTTTTCCAACAGCTCTTTGGCCTCCTCAATTTTGGAGATGACCTCATCAAGAGCTTTGCGGCGTGCTTTGTTCATGGGCTCCTCCTTATTGGTCGGTTTCGTCCTCATCATCGTCCCCAGAGATGTCAATGAGGCTTTCTGCCTGGACGATGATTTCAGAAACAATCTGGCGGATGGGCAAGCCGGTCTTGAAGCGGAGCCGCCGGACAACTTTCTCCGCCTCCGGGGTGAGCCGGACGGTGCCGATGCACTCATCGGTGCGGGTCTGGGTCCTCAAAATAATGGGTTTCATATTGTGCCTCCTTTGATTTGTGAAAAGCGGTGACAGTTATGGCCTCAGCGGCTCTGCTTTCCCCTCCGTTCAAGTTCCTGCTGCATCCTGAGCTGGGCAAGGGTAGCATCATACTGCAATCGCTGGTCCGGGAGGCGGACCCCAGAACGGCCCCGGCGCAGTTCCGTGTAGAGCGTGGAGAGCGGCACATCAAGAGCCGCCGCCATGTCTTTGACCGTTTTGCCTTGCTCCCAAAGCTCCTGGAGCGTCTGCCGGGCTTGGAGCGTTGCGAAAGCGTAGCTCGCCATTGATTTCACCTCTTTTCTGGCATAAAAAAAAATTAGCTTGCGGGGTTCCATGTATTGCTACATGGACCCTGCAAACTAATCTTAGTGGTTGCCTTGCTAAAAGTCAATAGAAATTTGCATAAGTCAAGAAAAAACAGCAAAGAGCATAAATAAAAAGCGCTCTTATTGGGCGTTTTCACAATAAAATAACATGGCAAGCCAGCCGGATGGGTAAATCTCATCCGGCTGCTTTTCTTATTCCCTGTCAGGCGGACAGGAGCTCTTTTTCAAAGAGCGTGGCCGCCGATTGCCACCCCAGCAGCTTGCGGGGGTAGCTGTTCACCCATTTTTCTGCTGCCCTCACTTCCTCCGGCGTCACGGTGTCAAAGCTGGTGCCCTTGGGGAAAAATCGTCTAATCAGCCTGTTCATGTTCTCATTGGAGCCTCTCTCAAAGGCGCTGTATGGGTGGCAGAAAAACACCACAGTCCGCTTGCCCTTGCGCCGGTAGGCGGCCTCTATGCCCTCGAAGTCCTGAAACTCACAGCCGTTGTCCACGGTGATTGACTTGAAAAGTTTGTAGAACAGCTTGCCAAAGCGGCGCTCCAGGCGGTTGATGGCCTTGACCACGCTGGCCGCCGTGTGGTCCTCCAGGAGCATTACAATGTCCATGCGTGTCCGGCGTTCTGTTAGGACCAGGAGGGCTTTTTTGGAGCCTTTGCACCCCATGATGCTGTCCATCTCCCAATGGCCAAAGCTGCCCCGTCCTTTGACCTCCTGGGGGCGGGTTTCAATGCTTTTTCCGTGGGAGCTCCTGGCGGCCTGCCGTTTGCTGTTTGCGGCATAATGACGGCGGCCTTTATTGTGCAGGTGGTCCGGTGTGAGCTGGAGGAAAACATCTCCCCGGTAGATGTAATTATAAAGCGTGTTTTCACATATCACGGTGTCATAGACTTCTCCGTTGTTTCTGATCTCCGCCAGGGCGGCCCCAGGTGCAAAGCCATGGACCATGACCAGCTCCTCCAGCCTCCGGGCCAGGGCGTGGTCCTTGCCAATTTTAAGGTCTTGGCCTTTTTCTTTCAGAAACTCCCTGTATCTCCGCTCCGCCACCTCCGGGCAGTACACCTCAATAAACTCATAGCCAGAGGTCTGCTGGACACAGAGGCCCCGGTTGATCTCATAATAGATGGACCGCTCACACTTGCCCAGGGCGCTGGCAATAGCGGCCTTGGTAAATCCCTTTTTGAGCATCCGCTCCAGTGTCAGGCGTTGGTCCCATGTAAAATGCTTTGCGTCCTTGTGGTTCATGCTGCACCTCCAAAAATAAGAAAAGCGGGGCGCTGCCGCCCCGCTCCTGGTCCGCTGTTTATGCTACCATGTACTGCTCCAGCAGCTTGACCGTGGCCTCATCCGTCAGGATGTCACCCAGCTTGCAGTCAAGCGCCAAACATAGCTTGAGGAGGGTGGCCAACTTTGCGTTGTTGATGTCTTTGGCCCCTTGTTCATAGCATTGGAGCGTCCGCACATTGAGCCCAGTGGCGGCGGCCAGCTGGGATTGAGAAAGTCCAGCGGCCAGGCGGGTGTTTTGCAGTCTGCTGTTTTTCTTGGTGTCCATCATGCTCACCTCCGTTGTGCCCCTATTATACTACTTTAGTTGTATAGAGTCAAGAAAAAATTTGAGGCCCGGATTGTTCCGGGCCCCTGCTTATTCATCGGCCTTGTGCTGCCTCAGCCTGTCCGCCAGCTCTGCAAGGATGGCCACATCCCGCTCATCCAGGCCGGTCACATTTACGGTGTTCAAAGGCTCCACACCCAGCAGGTAGTCCGTGGACACACAGAACAGCCGGGCCAGGTCCACCAGGGATGCCGGGGACGGTGTAGAAAGTCCCTGCTCCCAGGAGTTGACGCCGTTCCTGGTTATACTCAGCCGCCGGGCAAGGTCTGCTTGGGTCCAGCCCCGTGCTTGCCGGAGTTCTTTTATTCGTTCTGCTATCACCAGCATCACCTCCACAATGTAAATTATAGTGTGCCTATTTGACTTGTCATTGTCACTTTAGGCTCCAATACTTGACACATTGGCGGTGAAACCGTACAATGGAGGTGCAAAGGAGGCGGTGCCATTGTTCACAGAGGATGAAAAGCGTTTCCTTGATGCGCTTGAGGCTGCCCTGGTGGCGGCCAGAAAGAGCCCGGCGGTGAATATCACCCGCATGGCAGACAAGGCGCTTTCTGTGCGTTCTCGACACGGTTATTTAGGTAAAATCAAGTTGCAGGGTCGGAAAACATGGATGCAGTACATGACCAGCCTTTACAACGCAGAAGTGGCGGAAAACTGCTCGCTTGAGGAATACATCCAACTCCTCAAGTATTGGGTGCGGACCGCTTGAACAGGAGGGCATTGAGATGTTTGGCAAAAAGAAAAAGGACCTCCCCGCAGGGGTCCGCATGATGCACTATGAGGGCCTGAGAGGCTTTTCCCAGGATGGCCCGTGTTTTATGGAGCAGACTGAGGCCGGGCTGGTGTTCCAGCATGTAAATGGCCCGGCTGCCACGCTCCCGCTGGAAAAGGTGACCGGCCTTGAAATGATGCCGGAGCGCAATTTCATGGCCCGGTATCACGGCACAGCGGCCACCACAGCGCATGGCAAGGCCGTCAAGTGGTTTGCCGTATTCCATTACACCGCCCAGGATGGGGAGCGGATGCTGGCTTTTTGGTATCTTGAGCCCAAAACCGGGGATGCTTTCCGGGCGTTGTCCGCTCAGATCGGGGCAACCGCCGGGGACTATACCCTGTAAAGAGAATAAAAAAAGCCGGAGAGGTTTGACCCTCTCCGGCTTTTTTTTGCACTCATTCAATCTTTTTCTGGTCAAGCTGGGCAATGGCCTCTTTCAGCTTGTCAAAGCCAAACATGGCCGCATAGGCCACGAAAAAGCCCAGGACCACAGCGGCCACAATCATGTACCAGACGATAGCCACACCCTTGATTTCACAGTAGGCGAAAAAGGCCGCCATGGTCAGGGCCATGGCAATGAGCACCGCCAGGATATTTGTGGGCAACTTGTCCCAGGTGAGCTTTTTGAGCACCTGGGTGATGATGTTGGTGACCACCACCAGGATGCCCACGATGCTGAGAATAATGGACCAGTCAAAAATGCTTTCCATGAGTTTATCCTCCCTTTTCTATGTTACCCCACAAGGGTAAGGTCCTTTTTGTTGATGGCGGCAGTTACCACGCCATTCTGGCCAATGACCGCCCGGTCACCGTCCATCTGCATGACGGTGTAGGTGTTGTTATAGACAAAAGAGGCCAGGCTCCCGCCGGTGTAGGTCTTGGCTCCTTTGTTGACCTTTACCTTTGCACCCACGGTGATGGCACCATCCACCTGGATGTCAGACGGTGGAGCCGCCGCCCGCCACTTTGATGAGGTGGTAGGGGTGCTTGGCGTTCTTTGCCACGGCGGTGACTTTAGCCTTGCCGGGCTTACAGGCGGCCCCATTGGTGGCGTTGGAGCTGACATAGTGCTTGGTGCCGGTAAAGGTCACTGTATCGCCCACAGAGGCCTCCAGAGAGCCACCGGAGCCGGGGGTGCTCGGGGATGTTCCCCCAGTGCCTCCGCCCGTAGAGGCCCCCGTGTAGTCCACATAGGGGAGCTTTCCGTGCTTGGTCCAGGTGCGGGTGTTGTAGCCTGCCTTGCTGCCGATGTTCCCAACAGCGGTGATCTGCACTTTATTCTCCCACTTGGGGGTACATTCCACAGCCAGGCCGTCCCCAATATAGATGCCGATATGGCCGGACATCCAGACGGCCTCACCAACAGCCATGTTGGCCCAGCCGGTGGTGCTCACGCCGGTGCATTTGGTAATCATGGTATCAGCGCCGATGTCGGGCACACCATTGACGGCGTAGGACGCCCCGCCATAGGTTTTGGAGGCGTTCCCGTTCCAGCCCCAGAGGATGCCCTTGATGAGATTAACGCAATCAAAGCCATAAACAGGAGGGCTCTGATTGGCGGCGGCCTTAATCATGGCCGTGCGGTCCGGGGCCTTATTGTAGGAGTGGTTGGTGCAGTAGCGGCTCACATTTCCCCCGGTCAGCGGGGCCCCAAAGCAGCCCATCACATACAGGGTCTTGTAGTTCTTGGCGATGTCAACCGCCTTGTCCACAAGGGTTTGTGCTTTCATCTTTGCCATTCTCAATGGCCTCCTTTTTCAGTCTTTCAGTACAATTTCAGCCACACGGACAGCGACATCTGCCCCATACTTGTCCGCAAACTGCTTGAGGAAACGCTGGGCGTATTTGGCCCGGTTTTCATTTTTGGCTTTCCAGAAATAGAAACCGCCCCAGGCCCCGTTGGTCAAAAGAGAGGCCCCCGCAAGGCCCGCCAGGGCGGTCACATCATAGCCCAGGTAGTTGGTGACGATGGTGGCCACACACAACAGGACAGAAATGACCACATGGGCCCAGAGCAGCTTTTTGGATGTGTCCATTTTGTGCTGCCTCCTCATAGAAAATCATGCTTTTGCAGTCGGTCATCATAGACCCGGCTGATATTGGCCACCGCATGAGTGGCCCGGTTATTCTGGTAGTCCGGGTGTTCACGGCAAAAGCGCTCATACCCATCTATTTCCGCCAGTATCTCAATAAACTCCTCACGGGTGTGTGGGATGTCCCGGATAAGCTCATTATTAAACTGCAAAATGCGGGCCCGGTGCATATCAGCTGCCCTCTCGTCATCCACCTTGATGTGGGTATCCAGCCGTTTCCTGGTGTCTTTTTGAGCCGCTGCCATCTCATCCAATTTGACCATCACCTCCCGGTTGATGGCCTGGCCAATCACTTTGGCGATAGCGCCCCAGGGGCTGATCTTAACAGGGGCGATTTCCACAAGGGTCATAAGGACAAGGAGCACCCCGCCCCCACCTGCAAGAATTTCTTGGATGCTCATTGAGTTCCTCCAATACATAAAAATTTGAGATGGGCGGGAGCAAAAGCCCCGCCCATCTCTGAGGCATACAGGTCTTAGACCTCCACCTCCAGGGCCACCAGGATTTCCTCCACCTGGCTCTTGATGAGAGCGGGGACCTGCTCAATGGTCTTGAGGCCCTTGATGATAAGGGTAGCGTACACAACGGCCATACAGTTCACCTCCTTTCTCAGCAAGATATATAGCAATAACTCACGGAGCTTACACATGACTGTTCTCCGTAAGCAAAGCCCTCACATCATCCCGGAGCTGGGCCGGGACATCATCCAGGGTTTTGAGGCCCTTTTTGATTAGATCGGCATAGACCTTTGCCATGTCTTAAACACCTCCCAAAACCAGCTCATATACTTCACAGAGCGCAAGCTGGGTGTCATTCAGCTGGTTCTCCGTTGCCGACACCTTTTGCCGCAGCTCCTCATTTTCCTGGGTCAGTTCCTCAATGGATTTCTGCCGGTTGTGCAGCTCTTTGAGGCTCACCTTGGTCACTTTCACGCCCATTATTGAAAAGCACCTCCAATGTTAGTGATGTAGCCGCCGGTGTTGCTGCTCCCTCGGCTCACGGTCAACTTGAAGTTAAACGCAAAGCCCTTGGCGGCGGTTTTGTTAGTGAAAATGTGGTTGTTGCCGTTCTTGATGTCGGCGGTGGCATCCTCCCAGACCGGCTCATCATCCAGGGCGTTATTGGTCACCAGGACCTCCAGGTCCGCATCATTGGGGATGGAGCCCAGGATGTTGAGCACCATGACGGTGATGGTGTCATCAGCGTCAATAGGCTCCGCCAGCGTGATGGAGGCCTCATAGACGGCCTTGGTAAATGTCACGGTGTAGGGGGCGCTGTCTGCCTTGCCGTCATTGGCCACCACCTTGATGGTGTGGGCCCCGTTGAGGACCTTTTGCCAGTTGGCAGCGGTGACACACTGGACGGTGTTGCTCTGCCCCAGGGTGGCGGTGTAGGTCCGCTTGAGTACATCATCCAGATACTCTTTGACCGTCACCGTGTCTTTGTCGGCGTCATTGACGGTATAGGTCAGATCAAAGCCGGTTTCCTTGGTGCCCAGATCGCTCCCGGAGGCCGTGGAGCTGGTGATGACCGGCAGGGCGTTGTTGTCCACCGTCCGAGTTTCGCTGGTCACATAGCCGCTGGTGGAGTTGTAGGTGTCATAGGCCCGCACACGATAGGCCACCGTATTCCAGCCGGAGGTGATGGTGTCGGTGTAGGCCAGAGCGCTGCCCTTGTAAATCTGGGACCAGCCGCCACCATCCACCTGGCGCTCCAGTTCATAGCCGCTGAGGTTGCCGTCACTGTCAGAGGCCGCCGTCCAGGAAATGGCCAGGGTGCTGCCGCCTCTCACAATGGCGGGGACAGTCAGGCCGCCGGGGGCGCTGGGGGCCCGGTTGTTGGTCACGGTCACCGTGTTGCTGGTTTTCCAGCCGCTCTCAAGCCCGGCGCTGTCATAGGCCTTGACCCGATAGGTCACGCTTGCGGTGCCAAAGGCCACGGTGTTGCTGGTGCTGGTAGCGCTGCCCTGGTAAATCTGGGACCAGGAGGAGCCGCCATTGGTGGAGCGCTCGACAATATAGCCCTCAAGGTTGCCCTCAGCGTCCGTGGAGGCCGCCCAGCTCACCGTGATGGAGGAGCCGCCGTTGATGCTACTGGGGACAGAAATGCTGGCGGGCGTAGAGGGGGCGGTGTTCTGAAACACTGTGCCGTCATCGCTCACATAGAGGTTGGAGGGGAGAGTGAAAGCGGGGCGGGACCCGTGGGTGTTGGTGCAGCTGCCGCCGCTGACACCGCCATTGGTGCCCGGGCAGATGGCGTCGTCGGTGCTGTTCGTGTTCGGGGAGCGGGTCCACTGGACCACGGCGGAGCCGTTCAGCTTGGCAATCTGATAATTGGTTGCATTGGGCAGCGTTGTGCCCTCCTTGTTAAACCAGCTTTCGCTCTTGCCCAGCTCATAGGCGGACAGCAGGAACACCGCCCGGTCCAGGGTGCCCATTGTGGTGTTACCATTGCCGGGAGTGTAGCGGATTTTCGTGGAGCCAATCAGCGCCCGGATGTCAGCGTCCAGCATGTTTTTGTAGGTACTGTTGAGCCAGCTGTCAATAGCACTGGATGCGTAGGCGTTCACATTGGAAGTGTGCCATTGCCGCTGGTCATAGCAGTCCTTGCGGAAAACCAGGGTCCTCCCGGTTCCGTTGAGGCTGCTTTCGTAGTTATGCACGCCAACATAAAACTCCACCAGCTTGCCGTTTTCTTTGAGCTTGATGATGGAGCCTGTGGCCTTACTGCCGAGGGTGGTTGTGGCCATTAGATTTCCTCCTTTAGAATGTTTTGAACACGGTCCCGCACCTGTTGGCGCAAGGACCAGGTGTTGCCGTGAGCAGCGTAGGCGTCCCAGGCCTGCCAGCTTTGCAGGATGACCTCCCGGCTCACAAGGCCCGCCGGGTAGTCTTTTTCCCACCGGCGGAGCTTAGAGCGCATACGCTTGATGCTGCTGTGCCGTAACTTGCGGATGACCTTGCCCTGCTCCGTCAAGTAGGTATGAAAGCCCAGAAAGTCAATCCCGTTTCTCAGCGGGAAAATCTGGGTTTTCTCATTGAGCTCCAGCCCAAAGTGCAGGCCTTTTCCTCTCTGGGATGCGTAGTTGTCAAGAATGAAACTTCTTGTGATGCGTTCATATATGAGGTTATCCACCAAAGCGTGCTGGACCACTTTGTCAACGAAAGCCGGAGCCTGCACAAGCCTCTTTTTGGGCTCATAGACATAGAACACCCGGAACAGCCCCGGGCGGTAAATCTTGGTTTGCAGGATATAGACAAGGTTGACGATATTGGCCAGCAGGTGGACCTCATAATGTGCGGTAGCGGCTCTGGAGCGTTTGCCCCGTCTGGCCGCAAGGTAGGCTTTGTAAAGCACCGCAAAGGTGCAAATCTCGGAAAATTTAAGCACGGGTTTCATACCCCTAACATACGGGCGGCCCCCTGTTCATCCCGGCGGGCCTCCCTGTCCTTGTGCGCCGTGTAGGTGCCGCAGGGAACAGGACCAGCAGCTCCCAGCCTCCTCTTGTGCGGCTGGGGGCATCAGCGCAATGTATTTGCCTTGGTGTCAAGGCTGGATGTGACCTCCTTTGATGTGATGGATGGCGCTGCTTTTGGCTTTGGGCCTACTCGGTCGGGCCTTACCATCAGAGCGGGGCGGGACCCGTTGGTGTTGGTGCAGTTGTTGTTGTTGACATTGCCATTGGTGTTCAGGTAGATGGCGTTGTTGGTGTTGTTCGTGTTCGGGGAGGTAGCATAAAATAAACAGGTCACACCCAAATACACGGCCTTTAGGGCCGGTGCATCCGTTATTGAGGCCGCAGAGCCTCTGCCATTTGCAGAGCCATTTGCCCCATCTTGGCAAGCTCCTGGGCCGTTTTGGCCTCCCGGAGAGTGGCGGCACGGTTGCCGTCTGATTTTCTCCAGTTAAAAGCCTTTTGACGGACTGGGCGCACAAGTTCCGCCCAGTAATGGCATTGATCGCCGGTGATATACTTGCGCTTGAAACTGAGATTGATGAGCTGGCCCATGGTTTCACACTCGATGAGCACGCCGTCAAGGTCTTTCAACCGCTCCTCATACTCAGTTTCAAAATACCGCCCATTGGCGGCCACGCAGCCCCTCAGAATACGGAGGGCGCAGGACTGGAGCTCTGCACAGAGGTGGAAAGCCTGGCTCTTTGGAAAATGAGGCTTTCCGTTGTCTTTCAGCCTCTCATAGAGGGTCTTTTCTACCATCTGGCCATTTTCCATTACATACGCTTTGACCTGCCTGTATTCCGGGTCTTTCTGCTTGACCCGCTGGATGGTGTAATCCAGCAGATCAGAGGCAAGTGGGATGATGTCATAACTTGGCATTAAAACTCAATCCTCGCATAAGTTTCATTCCAGACGCCGGTAACCACCACACCCGTGAGTGTTCCAAAGGTGACCTCAAAGCTGTTGCCGGTGACATCGGTGCCGTATTTCAGCTCCAGCACGGAGAGGCGGCTGTCCAGTCCAGACAGGGCCACCCGGATGTCCGGGTGGGAGGTTTCGTCAGAATTGTGGGTGTTCACGGTGTCCTTTACGGCCTGCCGGATGTCGGCGTGGCTCTCGGGGTCCTTGTTGTGGTCGTCAATGGCCCTCTCAAGGTCCTCCGGTGTAACGGTGTCAAGGGACGGGGAAATGGTAAACTCCAGCACAGAGCTGTCCACCACAACAATGTGCATGAGCATAGTGAGCCGCCCGTCCACGCCCGTGGAGATGGCCACCTTTTCCGTGTCCGGGGTGTTGCAGACGGCAATGAGAGTGCCGCTTTCATCAAAAAGGCCCATTTCACGGCAGATGAAGTTGCCAACACTGTCATCAATGATGATTTTCACATCCATCATGTTGGGCACAGTGGGGTTTTGTTCGGCGGACACGATAGGGCCCCGCCACAATTCCCGCACAAGTGCCGTTTGCTCCGTACTGGGCACATAGTAGCTGCCGCCGCCGTCACCGGCAGCGGCCCGGGTGATTTTCAGCTTTGTCCCAGCCAAAATGCAGTCAGTGATGAGAGCAGCTCCAGCCGTGGTTATTCTGGTGCCATACTTTTTTTCCTGGTCAGGCATTTCCGCTTTCCTCCTGTTCGTATGGATAAATTTCAATGGTCGTGCGATATTCCAGAGGCCCGGCTCCAATGACGCCGCCGGAGCTCTCCAGCTCATTGGTGAGCAAGGGCCAAAGGTCCATGTGCAAAGAGCGCTCAGTGTGAGCTCCCAGCCGGACACCGCCCGTGGACTGCACCAATGAGGTCATCAAGATCACAAGGTTTTCCGGGCGGATGGTCAGCAGCATCTCCAAAATTTCCGCAGCCAATCTGCCAGGTTCAGGCAGGATGGTGTAGTCAAGCTGGATGTCCAGGGTGTAGTCCTTGAGAGAAACAGCATGACCATCCGGGCCACATAGCCCCGCCAGCCAATTCCGCAGCCAGGGCAGGGTGTAGGGCAATTCCAAATTCCACTTGGCCTTGATGCGGGCCTTGCGGGCCTCCAGGGTGTCCGTATCTTTTGGATAGAGCCTCAGCTCTTTCTCCCAGATGGCCACACCGTCCTCATCAGCGTCCTCAAGGAATTGGTTGGCCAACACCCGTGTCAGGGCGTCCCAGGCAAGGGAGATTTCCGGCTCATTGGCCCTGTTGATAGTCTGAAACTCAAGCACCTCCCGGAGCACCGGGGGCAGGTAGTTCAAAAGGCGTCTATCCATCTGTGACCTCCCCTCTGGAGGGGATGCTATCCGGGCCCAGGGCCAGGTTGCTCTCCTGCCCATTGATTTTTGTGCCGCCAATGTCGGTTATCATGCTGGAGCACTCCGCCAGGATGCGGCTTTCAATCTGAGAAATGCGGACGGTCAAAAAATCAGAGCTGGCCCAGTCTTGGGACAGCTCCACAAAATAGGCGTCAATGACAGCCTCCACATAGCTCTTGACGGCCTCCCAGCTCCAATCAGAGGCATAGGTGAGGTGGAGCTCAATGTCCACCTTTTCAGCCGTCACACCGGTTACATGCACCACATGACCGATGGGAGCCAGGCCCAGGCCCTCCCCGGCGTTCTGCTCTGGGTCAATGGCCGTCTGGATTTCCTCCAACAGCGTGGGCGTGGGGGCCTTGTAATCAGAGGCCATGATGACCAGCTTGACTGTGCCACCCACCGTGAGCTTTTTCTCTTTGGCCGCCGTATAGACCGCCGTGAGCCATGCGGCCACAGGGCCGCTCAGTGTGGAGATGATGCTGGAGTACCAGCTTTCCACCTCCTCCCCGGGAATGAGGCTGGCTGGGGAAATGTCCCCGTTCCATACGGGGTGTATTTTGAGGTCACCCACGCCGGGCATGGCCAGCACTTTCTCCCGGTAGTCGGCCTGGTTTCCACCAAAGGCCTGGGACTGGAAACTGTCCAGCACTCTTTGGCGGAAAGCCTCCGTTTCCTCCTCATCATCGCCGGGGATGAGCAGCTCCACCAGTTCTGCTCTGGTGAGGCCCTGCACATACTCCACCGGGATGAGGGTGCCGCCATAGCCGTTGGCCACGGCCCCCAGGGTTTCACAGGTTACCTGGTGGCTGAGCCCGGTTTCGGTGTCATCCTCCGTGTCCATGCGGGCCGTCACAACAAAGTTGAGGTCCTCACAGGAAAAACGGGTGCCCACAGGGACCTCAATGTTAAACTCCGCACGATAGACGGCAGCGCTTGCCGGGTAGGGGTCCATGTTTCGGTCATGGGCCCGCTTGATGAGATACTCTCTGGGCGCTGTGAGGATGTAGGTGGCCTGGAGTACAAAGTCCGCCGCAATGTAGAGCTGGGCCAGCTCTGCCATGGACGGGGCCACGCCATTCATCACCATGGAGCCCTCCCGCTTATCCACCGGAGAGGTCACCCTGGAAAGAGCGCTGCTGAGCAGCGCCTCATAGGTCCTGCTTTCAAACATTCAGATGTCAACCTCCTTTTGAGCGCTTACATCGCCGTAAATTGTATGGACGGTAAACCGGGCCAGGACCCAATTTCTGCCCGTTTCAAAGGTCCAGCCGTCCAGGGAGGTGATGCGGTCATCCTGGAGGAGCGCCTCCGTGATGCACCGCTTTATCTCGCTCATGGCATAATCCTTGGGCTTGCCTATCAGATCGGACAGCTCAGAGCCATAATCGCGGGAGTAAATGGGGAAAGCATATCTCTCCACATTCAGAATGAGGTAAACAGCCTGGAGGACGGCATCCCGCTCATCCGTCATGCCCCTCACCTGGTTGCGGTCAATGTCCAGCTTGTAGGTGTAGCTGGGCTGGGTTTCCACCGCAAAGGTGATGAGGTCCAGGTCATCTCCCGTGGTCGGTAGTGTGGCCATTAGCTCCTCGCCTCCCATCGTCCCAGGACTATGTACTGCTGCCCGCCGTCACACCGGAGGAGGATGACCTTTTCCCCCATCTGGAGGGCGTTGTGGACTTTCCACTTTTTCCGGCCCTGGTAGCGGTGCTTGTGGGACGCAAAAGCAGCGTCCCCAGCTCCGCCGCTGATTTCCTCCGTTTCGTGAAACTCCGGCATGGTGGTCATCTCCACGGTGTAGTCCCTCACGGCGTCCGTGAGGATTAGCTGGGCCTCAGACAAGATTTTCTTTTGGTCAACGGTGATTTCAAGCGGGGAGGTGGATGTCACATAGCCATAGCCCCCACTCATGGGAGCGCCAGCCTGGACGGCCTCCACAGCGGCCTGCTTGACCAGCTTGACCAGTTGGTTGATGTCAAGTGACAAATGTACCACCTCGCATGTTTAGGTCCATCAAGTGCTGTTCGTTGTTGAAAGTGTGCTTTGCCTGCTCCACCATGAGATAGCTGGAAACATTGATGTCACCCAGCCCCAGCATGACCACCAGCAGGGTCCCGGCCCGGACCCGGATGTCCCCCAGCACATCCCGCAGCTTGAGCGTGCGGGTTTTGGTGTTGTAGAGGTCCAGGAGGGCGTCCGCCATGGCCTTGGCGTTTTCAGTGCTGTCCAGTTTCTCATAGTATTGCAGGACGCCCCATTGGTTGATGTTGGAGCTGTCCTGTGCAACAAAGATTTCCCGCTTTCCGGTTTCCTTGTTCTCATAGGAGAGCTTGATTTTGTCATAGGTCTGGGAGGCAATGGAGCTTTTATAGTCAAAGTCCCCAGCCGTGTCCTCATCTATGAGCACCCCCAGTTTCATGCTGCCGATGTTTTTGAGGGTCAGCTTGCCCACATCGTCATACAGCACATACATCTGGGAGGTGGCTTTGAGGGTTTCGTCCAATGCGGTCTGGATGATGTCAAACAGGGTTTGATTGTCCTCCACACGGCTGGCGATCTTGTAGCCCGTGTCCTCAAGCTCTCCCACATTGAGCTGGAAGTCCTCCGCAATCATGCGTATCACATCGGCGGCGGTTTTGTTGGTGTAGACATAGGTGTCCTTGTTCTTGAGGTAGTAGAGCTGGTCATACACAGTGATCTGGATGACATCATCCGTGCTGCCTTTTCGGGATTTCTCAAAGACAAAGCCATAAAAGACGGGGGTGCCGTCCACGGAAAAACGGCACGGGTCCCCCTCCTGGAAACTCAGGCCGGGAGTTTTGACCACCTCCGCCGTGAGCTTTCCCGGCTGTCCTTGGCGCTCCCATTCAATGCTCACATTTTCCACCACGGGCGGCAGCATGATGGTCCCCTGGTGTTGTATCAGCAGCTCATAGCTCATGGGATGGTGAGCACCTGCCCAGGATAGATGAGGTTGGGGTTGCTGATTTTATCCGTGTTTGCGTTGTAGATTTTGGTGTAGTCGGCACCGTTGCCATAATACTTGGCGGCAATGGCCCAGAGGCAATCACCGGCCTTTACGGTGTAGGTTTTGGCCGTGGGTGCCGTGCTTGCCTCCCGCTCTTTCTGCACCGTCACCGTGGGCGTGGCGCTCTCCACTTTTGGCTCCTCCACAGTCACAGTCTTGGTGCCGTAGTCCCGCCATTGCTTGAGGTTGACATCAACGGCCACATCCAGGCCATTTTTGCCATCCTCTGTGATGGTGTAGTCCTCCACACTCACTTTGATGTTGGTGTCAAAGAGCATCCCCCCGGAGGGGGACACCCGCACCAGCATGAATTGGGTGGTTTCTTTATTGGTTTTCATACGCTCCAGCAGGCCCAGGAAATAGTCCGGGGACTGGCTGCCCGTGAGCATGGGCAGGTCAAAAGGGACCGTAATTTCTGTGAGGCCGGGAGCCCGCAAGAAATTGACCTCCCCCTCATTCAAGAGGACCAGGGTTTTGTTTTTACCCTTAATTTTGACCTGGAGCTTTTCCGGGGTAGGCCAAAGGGCCCCGCCCAGATAGCATGTGTAGCTCATGTGGATGCCCTCCTTTTTTCCATTGGAAAAAACTCTGCTTTTCTGGGGATGGGCAAGGGTCACGCATGGACGCCCTCCGCCGCAGTCAGCAGGGCCTCTGTAAAGCCGTCCGTCAATACGGAAATAACGCCGTCAAGATCGGCTCCGCCCTCAATGCGGTTGGTCATGCCAGTCATGTCAATCTTGACCTCCGCCGTGGTAAACCGGTTGATGGCGTCACGCTCAGCGATGTCCCGCAAATATGCCAGCTCCTCCGTGGAGGTGCTGAAAGCGTCAGCAGCGGCTCCAGTATTTGCGGCAGTCTGGCCGGTATAGTCTGCAATATCATCAAGCGCAAAATCGCCCATGCCGGTCCCGTAGTCGGTAGCGGCTCCCAGGTCCATGTCAAACAGGCCGCCGATGGCATCGGACACGCCAGCGGCTACACCATCGCCCCAGTTGGCTCCGGCGTCAAAAGCGTCACCCACCCAGCCGTCCTGCCAGGTTTCAAAGGTGCTCATGCCCTCATTGAAAGCATCGCCTACACTGACAAAATCCTGCATGTTGCCGGAGGCCTCTGCCGCTTTGGCGGCATAGTCGCTGGCCGCATTGGTGATGCCAGAATAGTCAAACTCCACAAAGGGCAGCTTGTTCAAGGCCTCACAAATACCGGCCACCACGGTGAGGGCCGTGGAGAGCAGGTTGTAAAACCAGGATTGCACCCCGGCAATAACATTGCCAAAGGCGATGCCGATATTTTGAGCACAAGCTCCCAGGGCGTTCCAGATGCCCAGGGCGATGTTGGCCACCGTCAAGCCCAGGTTGACAAAGAATTGGATGACCACATTGATGCCACCGGCAATGACGCCAAAGCCACTGTTGGCTATGCCGGTAAACTTGGCGATGGCGGAACAGGCGGCGTAGATCGCCGCCACAAGGGCAATGACCAGAATGACAATCCATGTGATGGGACATGCCAGCAGGGCTGCATTTAGGCCATACTGTGCCGCAGTAGCAGCAAAGGTGGCTCCGGTGCTCATCATCAAAGCAGCGGCTTTCACGCCCTCAGCCAGAGCCATAATACCGTTGATGCCGTTGGTAATGAGCGCCACGGCGTTGTATGCGATAAAGGCCGCCACAAGGCCATACACTATGGGACTTATCCAGGACCAGTTTTCAACCACAAAGGAGGCCCCATTGATGAGGAGGTCCAGGACGCCGGTGGCCACCGTGGCCAGCATGGCCAGCCCGTTGATTGCTCCATTGATGACCGTGTTAAACTGGGCGCTGTTGGCCACCTGGTTGAGCCTGGTGAGCACCGGGTCAAAAGCGGCCAGGGCCGTGTTTTTCATCTTTGTTGCAATCTGGGCCCAGGTCATGGGCATACTCTCAAACTTGGCGTTGGTTTCATCCGCAGAGGCAAACATGGCGTTTTTTACCACCTCAGCGGTGACAAGGCCCTGCTCTGCATATTGCTTGATGGAGCCCTCTGCAATGCCCATGTAGCTCTCAATGGCCCTGGCAATACTGGGGGCGTTCTCCAGGATGGAGTTAAGCTCCTCGCCTCTGAGGGCTCCAGCGGCCATGGCCTGGGTGAGCTGGAGCATAGCAGCAGATTGACCCTCTGCCGATGCACCACCAATGACAAAGCTCTTGTTGATGAGTTCCATGAAACCAATGAGCTCATCATTGTTGCTAAAGGCCCGCCCGGCATTAGAGCCCATGCTGGCGATAGCAGAGGCCGTGTCCAGGTAGTAGGACCTGGCCCTCTGAGCAGAGGCCATGATTTTCTGCTCCAAAGCATCCACAGAGCCGCCGTCATCCACCATGAAACTGAGGCGGGCCGTGGTGCTGGTCAGCTTATCGGACAGCCCTGTGAGAGCTTTTAGGCCCGCACCGGCTGCCAATGTGGCCACAATGCCTTTGACCTTGCCCAGCAGGCTGCCAGCAGCACTGTTGCCGTTTCGGAGGCCTCTGTTGAGGACTTCCTCCTGTTCCGCCGCCCGGCGGTAGCCCTCCGCCATCTGCTCAACCTTATTGTTGGCCTGCACAAGTGCCGCTCTTGCCGCCTGGATTTGCGCCGGGTCCACGGCGTTACCAGATGCCCGCTGGACCTGCTCAAAGGCATTGAGGGTGGTGTTGAGTGCCGTGTTGATCTTTCGTAGCACGCCGCTGATACCGTCATTTAGGACCATCTGAGATCTAATTGTTGCCACGGGTTCACCCCCTCTTTAAGAATTAAGGCCCCCGCCGTAAAGCGGAGGCCTTGCTGTTACTTCCGTCTGCCTCTCCTCATTTTGCTTTTCAGCTCCGCCTCCCGTTTCTTCTCGTCCTCGCCCCGCACCTGGATGGAGGCAATAACGAAAGCCCTTTCTTTGATAGGGAGGTCTAAAAACTCGGACGGTTTCCAGCCAAACTTTTGCAGGCAGAAATGGGCAAAGTTGGCCTCCGGGTCCCCGTCCAGGATTAGTTTTTTGCCTCGGCCACCAGGTCATCCTCAGCCTTGAAGCCATTGACCTGGAAAACCTCCGTCACATAGTCATCAAACTCACCGCCAATGAGCAGCTTGCCAATGAGCTCCTCCGGCTTTGCCACGCCCCAGTCATTCTGGAGGGCGGCGTTGTTGAGGTCCGGGAACACAGTGCAGCGGGCCGCCACCTTGGCCTGGAAAGAGTAGGTGTCAAGCTGCTGGGTGTACTGGCCCTTTTTGCCGGGGACGGGGACCTGGCGGATGCAGCCGGAGCGGATGCGGGCGTATTCATCGGCAGAGATGCAGCAGATTTCCCACTCCATGGGCTTGCCGTCCTCCCCCCGGATGCGGGGGGAGGCTGCATACTTGTGATTTTCAATCTGCTCAACATTGGCACGCATAAAAGCGGACAGGTTA